AAGGGAAAACAGTAACAGATAAAGATTCTGATTTTCACGAAAAGCAAAAATTTAGAAGAATTCAAGTATCTAACACATCAACAAGTACAGATGCATTAACTTTACAAACTACTAACGACAATACTGCAAGTGGACCTATTGTAAGTTTAACTAGAATATCAACCAATCCAGCAAAATCAGATATATTAGGAAAAATACAATTTAAAGGACAAAATTCAGATGGTACTACAATACGTTACGGTAGTATTGAGTCTGTTATAAGAAAAACAACTGCTGGCGATGACCAATCTAAACTACAATTTGTAGTAAGAACAGGCGGACAACATAAACCAATCTTAATAGTTCAAAATGATGGTGTCTTATTATTCATTGATAAACCATTAATATTCCAAAACAGTGGATATAAAAAAACTCTTGTAACTGGTAGTGCCACAGCAAAAAGACAAATAAGTTTTCCTGACCAAAGTGGTACTGTAATGGTTAACGAATCAGGCAAAGTTATGGCAACTGATTTACCTACAAGTGATCCAAGTAATACTGGACAACTTTGGAATGACTCTGGTACAGTAAAAATTAGTGCAGGATAATGAGAATTGTTATTATATTATTCGTATTATTACTATTATTTGGCTTGACTCTTCCTTTAATTGCGTGTTCAGGATTTCAATTTAATTTTACGTGCAATGACTATAATAGTGAACTAACTTTAGAAGAAAATGCTAAAAATCTAAAAGAATGTAGAGACGGTGAAATGTTTCAATGGACAAAACCATTTTAAGTTATTAAATCTAAAATAGTTTGTAATTTACCTTTAATAGCTTTATTGTTTAAAGTATTTTTTAATCCAGCGTGTAAATTTTTTGGCCAGCACTCAAACGCACACCAACAATATCCTGAATGTTCTTTATTTAATTTTGGTAAAAATTCTGATTCAATCGCAATAAGATATGTATGAAAGAAAAATTTTTGATCATTTGATGTAAACAATTCTAAAGGAATTACTTTTTTAAAAACAGGAGTATTACCAATTTCTTCTTCAATTTCTCTTTTTAATCCATCAAATGCAGATTCAGTAAAACGTGCTTGTCCACCAACTAAACCCCACAATCCTTTTGTTTTAGCATCTGTTCTTTGTAAAAATAAAAAACGTTTTGTAGATGTACAGTAGAATAATGCACCTGAGCAAATTATATTTTCTTTCATAATTTATTATAACAATTTATTGTAATTTTATCAAGGAGTAGTTGCATCAGAAGATGCATCATAACTAGAAGCGCCACCATCTAATACTATTGACCAATTACCAGCAGTATAAATTCCTTCATATGATTTAACCCATTCCGTACCATTAAATCTATATTGAACTCCTGTATTGGTATTTGTAATATAATGTTGTGTTGAATCTGGATGACTAGCATCAAATACTTTTAACCATTTACTTTGAGCAGTATTATATTCAATTATATCACCTACTGAAGCAATTAATGTTCCCCAAGTTGAGCTTTGTACTGTTGCTGTAGAATCGCCTATTTGATCTATAATCAAATATCTATCACCATTTGCTGGTGTTGGTGGAGCAAACGTTGTAGGATTAATAATTTTTATAACGGCTGTTAACGTATTTGCTGGAATTGTATCCTGGTCAATATTATATAATAAAAATGTATCATCTAAAGTACTAGTAGCAATTGTTCCAATTATTTCTTTTCCTGTTGGTTGCATTAATCTTATTTGTGATGTATCATTTCTTACTTTACCATATTGATCTAAAAGAATTTTCCAATTAATTGGTGGACCAAATGTTTCAAAAGGATCAAGATCTGTAGGTGCATTGGCACCTGTATAGTATCCGTCTCCGCCTGATGTAACATTTACACCAGTTGTTCCTAATAATCTTAATTGATTTCCAGTAACTAATAAACCAAAGTTATTTGGTGTTACATAGCTTTTTGTTAACAATGTTCCATCAATTAAACCTTTAACAATTCCACCATCATCATCATAAATGCTCATAATAATTTTTTGTATAACACCTAATTTTGATACTTTAACAGGAGGAGATAACCAAATTGGCATTGAAAAAGTCATTGTTGCAACATCAATTTCTGAATCTGCACCGATTGGAATTGTTCTAGAAGAAAAAGTTATTCCTGTTAATTCAATATAACTTAAACTTGTCCAATCAATATAATTGTCTGTTTTTTGTATTTCAAAATCAGGATTAAACAAATACAAAATTTGTTCTAATATTTGTAATTTTTGATCAGTATTTGTAGTATAGATATCTGCAGAAACTTCTAATCTAAAAGGCGACGGCATTACTTTTTCAACTGTATATCCTGCACCTAATTGATTATCATATTTGCCAGTTGTTGCATCAAAATTTCTTTCTTTTAAATGTTGTTTTTCAATATGATAAGGATTTTGCATTCTTTCTCTATCAAAATTTAATTCCCTTACATATGCGGCAATTCGTGGTGCATATTGTAAAGCATTTTCTGAATTATTTCTTATAATATTAGCAACTTGTCTTGTCATATCACCATATACAACTGGCACCGCTCTTAAAATCACAGTATCGTCGGCACCTTTTCCTGTTTCCACAGAAAAATTACTCAAAACACGTATAAATTGAGTTAAAAATTTTCTAATTTGTCCTTCGTAAAAATGTAACATTAATTGTCGGCCTTTGGTTTTAATGCATCTGATAATGATTGTCTTTGTTCAACTGTTAATCCATTTATTGTAGTAGTAGCTGATTCATTAATAAATTTAGTTTTCCAGTTTGCTCTTGTATCGGTATTACTCATAGTTATTCTAACAGAATCTTCAATTTTAATCCATCTGGCTCCATCATAACGGAATAATCTATTTGGTAGATAATCTGTTCTTAAGAAATAATCACCACTATTAACATTACTTGTAGGAAACGAAATACCAAAACCAGCAGGATAACCATTTGGTGCAACGCCGTCTCCATCTAAATAAAAACCATAATGTGATGCCGCTGGTGTATCTAATACTGCATTTATTGGTTTATCTGAACTAATTCTGTCAGTTGAATTAACGTTATCAGTTCTAATATTCCCTCTCTCATCAATGGGTGCAACATAATATTGTTTGTAATTAAATCCTGATTTTGGTGCATCTTGTTCTGCCTGTGCAACAACTTGATCATTAATAGTCTTTTCTCTATTATATGTTGACATATAATTTGCAATAGATCCAGTTGTAGTAGCATCACCTATAATATCTCTAAATTCTTGTGCGTCAACTAGTGTTTTTAATTTTAATCTTAATAGATGTGGCCACCAAGTTTGACTAAACCCTTCTGCCGCTCTGTTCACATCTTCAACAACGTAGTATCTTTTCAATGCAATTGGTATACTTTCATCTAATGAATAATCTTCTTTCATATGAGGGAACTCAATAACGTCTCCAGACATAGGTTTTCTACCTAATCTTTCAACTGAATCATTTAAATGTACTGTCAAAAATATGGTATCATTTTGTAAAAACATACCAAATTGTGATAGATTAAAATCAATATCTTGTACATTGTATATTCCACGTATTATATAAACATCAGAAGAATATTGTCTGTCTCTATTTTCTAAAAATAGTAAATCCTGTATGGTTCTTTCATTTAAACTATCACCAGAGTACTGTGGATTTGTTGGAGATGCTGGTCCATCTTTATTAGTACTACCTTGATCGTAAGGTCCTAGATATTTGTGAAAGTGTAAACTGGTCCCGCCCACAGTAAACATCTCTTTAATGTTCCTGTCAAAGAACTTGTAATCATTGCCTTTTTCTGGCTTAAAAATAGATAATCTTGGCATTCCATACATATTTATTGAATGCACAACTACTATAAATATGTGTATGTCAGAACTTCAAACAGGGCAACAAGAAATATTTGATTATGTAAAAAATAATCTAGGTGAGGGGATGGTAGATGTTGAATTAGACCCAAAACACTATCAAACGGCCTTAGAAAGATCAATTAACAGATACAGACAGCGTTCTTCAAATGCTGTGGAAGAATCTTATGCTTTTTTAGACCTTAAAGAAAATCAAAATAGTTATATTTTACCTGACGAAGTAAT